GTCTGCATGGCTGACAACGTCATACTTTACGATGGGCCTAGTAGATTCCAATTCTTGGACAAAATGAACAGGTGTTCATACCCTTTCCCATTTGTTGTTATGAAAAATGGTGGAAGCGCTCATAGCTTTTGGGGAAAACCCGAACCAAAACGACTAAAAAGTCTAAACCTTTCATTGGATCGTATCGCTAGTCAGGTAATGGATAACATCCATCTAATGGCAAATCCTATGTGGATAGTTGATGAAACCGCAGATGTTTCTGACCAAATCAATAATAAACCTGGCTCAGTCATAAGAAAAAGAGGACCAGGCTCAGTAAACATGGCTCAACCCAGTAGTATGCCTGGTTATGTCTTTAATTTTTATAGTTTATTAATGGATATGTTTGAAACAGTGTCAGGCGTAAATAAAGCGACCATGGGTAAGCAAGAACCTAATGTTACAAGTGGAGTTCAGGCGCAAGTCTATCGTTCTGCAGCTACAAGTAAAATTGATTTTAAAGCTCGGCAGCTAGATTCTGCAATGCAGATACTAGGTCAGATGTGGATAGCGATGATTAAGAACATGGGTACGGAAATGCATACACTGGAATTAAAAGACAAAGATTTTAATGCTGCACAGGTGGATTATATCGGTACTGAATTTCAAGATACAGATATGATGGTCCGTGCGAGGGTTGGTTCTATGTTGCCTGACAATAGGGCATACATAGAGGAAAAAATGTTATCCTTGGTGCAAATGGGTTTAATTCAAGACCCTGAATATATTTTAGAGCATATGCAGCTTCCTGGGGTAGAAAGATTAATAGCAAAAATGAGAGAAGCAAAAGAAGCTCAACAAGGAAGTCCTCAAGATTTTGAAGGAATGTCGGAAGACGAAATATTCCAACAACTACAACAGAACCCACAAATGGCACAACAGATGCAAGGGAATAAAGAATGAACAATTATAAAAAGTCCTTAAAAAAGACATTATTGAAAAAACCCGATTCAATAAAACCAAAGATGTTAGTTAAGAGTGTAATGAAAAGTGATACATTAAAAGTCAAAAAGCTGAAACCATCAATGTTAAAAAAGAAAAAGAGGGTAAAGGTGAAAGGTGCAGCTGGTGTTGCTAATCGTTTAAAAAGAATGAAAGCAGGAACTCTTTCAACATCCCCATCTAAATAATAATGAAAAAAAATAAAAAGCACGGAAATAAAGCACATCCAAAAAAGTCTAAAGACTATAGAAAGGTTCCTTACACTAGGAATGTTTTATATAAAGGAAAACTCAAAGAGGCTTTACCTGGTAGAATGACTTTAGATAAAGGCACTATGAGAATTGGTTTGGCAGATGAGCCTTCACCAACTCATAAGGTTACAAAGAAAAGAAAAATTAAGATACCCTTTACAAAGAAAAATTTAATTACTCGGACTACCGATGAAAGTACTGTTATTGACCCGAATCGTAAAAAAGGTAAATACACCAAGCGGACTACGACTAAAATTCTAAATAGGAAAGCAAAAACAAAAAAGAAAGAAAGTACAAACCCGTATAAGGTTGGAAACAAGTATTCTAAAATGAGCAAGGCTTACAAGAAGGCCTTAGAAAACCAAAAGAAGGCAAAAAAGAAAAGGCTAAAAAAAGGTGAGTGATGCCTGGACAAAAAAAGAAGGTCAATCTAAAAGCGGTGGTCTAAATGCTAAAGGAAGAGCCAGTTATAATAAAAAAACTGGGGGTAACCTTAAAGCACCAGTAACAAAGAAAAACCCGAAAGGTAAGGCAAAGTCTAGGCGATCCAGCTTTTGTGCCAGGATGTGCGGCATGAAAAAAAGATTAACTGGTGCTAAAACAGCCAATGACCCTAATAGTAGAATCAATTTATCATTAAAGAAGTGGAGATGTAAGTGTGGCTAAGAAAGGATTATGGTATAACATAAATCAAAAAAAGAAGAAAGGAACTAGCAACTCTAAGAAGAATTCTACTATAAGCGATACAGCCTATGCTGAAATGAAAAAAGGATTTCCGAACAGCAAAAAGAATAAAAAGAAAAAGGCTTATAAAAAATCTTTGAAAAAGAATTTAGCATAATAGTCCAAACAGGTTGGATGCTATGGACAATCCATCAAAATTATATCAAAGCAGGAGACTAAATGTCAGAAGAAATACAGACCTCGTATAGTGGGGTAACATTGTCACAGGGTGAACTAGATTCTATTGTAGAGAATTCACCTGCAGAGACTGCACAAGATTTAGGCGAGCAACAGGCCCAAGAGCAGGAAAGTCAAGAGATTGACCAATCAGAAAGTTCTGTAACTGAAGAATCCGAAGACTCTCAAGAGATTTATGACTTGGAAGTGAATGGTGAAACATACGATATGGAAACTATTCAAAATGCATTAGATGCATTCCAAAATAAAGCAGAGTGGCAAAAATCGAATACAGAAAAAGCACAGACAATAAGCGCTGAACGTAAAGCATTTGATGCAGAGCGACAAGTGTGGTCTGAGCTAAGAAGTAATGATGATGCTATGGATGTTTTACGGGATGTATTAGATGATGACCATCCAATATTTAATACTCATGAAGTGGATAAGGCGCAAGAAAACACAAGCCAGGACACCAAAGACCTTTCAAGGGTTGAGGAGTTAGAAGAGAGGCTAAACGAGTTTGAACGGGAAAAAGAAGAACATGCATTGCAGGTTGAAGCCGACCAGCAAGTAAATGTCGACCTGGGAAAACTCAAACAATCTCATCCTGAACTGGAAGACCCTAATTTATTAAATACTGTTATTGAAACAGCAATTAATAAAGGCTTCACGGGTTACGATGGTTTAGAGGATGCATTTGTTTTAGCTCATCATCAAGCTGCTGAGAATAGTGCTTTTAAAGTAGCCACAAACAGAGCAATAAGTGCGAAAGCCGCTAAGAGCATTCCTGAAACAAAAGGACGAGTAAAAGGCCAACATACTGAGCCAATTGCAAAGTCTAATACTTACAAGGATGCCAGGGTTGAATCACTTAAAAACTACAATTTCTACGAATAATAGAATAATACACCTTAACAGGTGAATAAAAGGATAATAAAATGGCATTAAACTATGACAGCTTAACAGCTGTGACTAGAGACCGTTTCATACCTGTTCTCGTAGACAACATATTCAATTCAAACATTTTAACTTTTAAAATGTTACAGAATTCTGAACCAATAGCAAGCGGTAATAAAGTGCTGCAGCCAATTGAGTACTCCACAACAGGCTCAAAGGGTTTCTATAATGGATATGATGTATTAGATACAACTCCACAAGAGCTGTTTACTGATGCTTCATATGACTGGGTTCAGTGTCATGCTTCTATCACATATAGTGGTCGTGAAGAGGCGTTGAATAGTGGTTCTGAAAGGGTTATTGATTTAATTTCTGCAAAAGTAAAAAATGCAGAGAAATCATTAAAAGACCTATTTGGAAAACAGTTGTACTCCGATAATAATGGTAGCTCGGTAACATCCGCAGGGGCTTCCACAAGTGGTTTCTTGGGATTACAGGCAATTATTGATAATTCAACATCGATTGGTGGAATTAACAGGAGTGACTATTCCTGGTGGCAAGCAAATGAAGATACTTTTGGTAGTACTACTTTTGGAACTGTCGCAGCTAGTGCAGGTGCTAATTCCATTGGAAGAGAACTAAGAGAAATGTATGGGAAATGTAGTATTGATAACGATACTCCAAATCTCATCGTCACTACTCGTGTAATCTTTGATGCATATGAAGAATCTCTGTCTGCACAGAAGAGATTTGGTGCTTCAAGTGATACGCTAGCTGATGCTGGTTTTCAGAGTCTTAAGTACAGAAATGCTGACATTGTTGTGGACGATAATTGTCCTGCTGGTCACATGTATTTCTTAAATACTAAGTATCTGAGATTCAGACACCACGGTTCTAGGAACTTCGCTTTTCAGGGTTTTAATAAGCCCGTTAACCAAGATGCATCCGTAGCACATATCCTTTGGTTAGGTGCTTTGACTTGTTCAAACCCTAGAATGTTAGGGAAATTGACAGGCGGACCAACTGCATACTAATAGGAGATAATTATGGCTGAATGGAAAGACGTAGAATCTTACATAGTATGTCAGGGCATAACAGACGTAAGCGCTAAGGCGAAGTTGCCTATGCTTACTGTTGTTCAGGCTCAGGATAAAGCTGGCACTTTAGGTATGGGTGAATTCATCTATGCAAAAGGTGTAGCTAGTACCGCTGTTGGAAGTGTTGTTACTATTGATGAAGCAGGCATAACAGCATTAGCTGTTGCAAGTGCTGTAGGTAAAGTTGGTGTAGCAATGGCTGCAACTGTAGCAGACACCTATGGCTGGTATCAGATTAGCGGAAAGGCGGTAGCAAAAGTAGCTACTGGTTTTGTCGATGGCAAAGCATGTTTCCTAACTGCTACTGCTGGAACAATTGATGATGAAGTTGTTACTGGTGACCTTATAGATGGGATGATAGGTAGGTCCGCTGTAGGCACCCCAAGCACAGGCATGGCTCATCTTGAACTAAGCAGGCCACTCGCAGACAACGTAACAGAAACTTAATAGGTTCTGATAACTGACTAAAATGAGATACGGTAACCCCCTGGTTTTAATTAGCCAGGGGACCGTTGAAGATAAATGGCATAAATGACATCCTCAGAAATGACTAGTCTACTGGGTATTCGCCTAGAGGACACATCACAATTAAGCTTTTCAGCTGCAACAAAGATTCAAGCTCTTAATGTAGCTCAGGTTGCTGCAACTAATTTTTTACATGAAGATTATCTTACCGAGTTGGAGCATAGAGACACTATTACTGTTGATGCATCAGCTTTAGCAACTAGAGGGTATATCAACTTTGCTGATGGTACCTCCGCAAATACAACATCTGCTAATCCATTAAGAGGCAGTGTAAGAAATGTAGAAGTGAGTTACAGTGGTCCTAATTTTATATTTGCTGCAATGATACCTTTTGAAGATGTGAAGAAATTAGAAAATGCATATTTAGAACCAGGTACTGCAAATCCTATTGCATATACATTTCATAATTCATTATACATAACACCTATAGCAGGAATAGCTGGTGTTAGAGTTTATTATCTTAAAGAACCTACTGCAATAGCATCTAATGCTAATTGCACATTAAATGTTTCTCTTCATGAGATAGTGGTTGATTTAGCAGAGAGTCAATTGTGGCGATCTGACAACCAAGTTAATAGAGCGAAATCAGCATATGAATCTGCCATAAGTCAGATAAGTGTACTCAATGAGATGAGAGGTGTTAATAAACCTGAAGGAGTGGGCGCATGAAGTGGGTTGATATAATTGATAGAACATTGTTACCCTTTGAATCTAGAAAGGGACAATTGGATATAAGGGCAGGAAAATACTTAGATGAAGCGATGGAAGACTTTTCACTCTATACGAAGTGTCATGTACGAAAGTTTAATATTTATATATCAACCGACAAAACATTTATTACCTTACCTGATGACTTTGTTGAGATGGTTGACACTCCTGTTTTTCGGGGTAGGTATTTAGACCGCAGAGCTAGTAATGCATATCTCTTTAATCAAGATACAGCAACAAATAGATTTAATACAGGTACTCCACAGGAGTATTATTTAGAAGATAGAAGGTTACATTTAATACCGAGACCCTCGCAAGCTGGAGTTTTAACTCTTACTTATATTGCAGTTCCAAAATCTTTAAGGGGAAAAACAGATTTAAAGAAAGTAAGGTTTGATAATTTAGTGTCAGAATTTTTTAGACCAGGAAATGATATTAAATCAAGACCAGGAGCATCAAACACAACATCTACAACTGGTAAGATAGAGGTTGCAGAACATCATGAGCCATTAGGTGGCAGTTTAATTATATCAGGTGTAACAAATGGTTTTACAACTGATAATGAAGATTTATTTAGTGCAAATCCTGAAACTGGATATTGGGAGACATTGCATGGTTCAAGTTGGTCCAGTATAACTACCACTTGGAATAATTTAGGATTTGGTGGCATTGCCACTGTTAATGGAGTCCAATTTTCATACACTGAAGAAGAACCTGTCATTCCGAGTATATATCACTATGCATTAGTCGATTATGCAAAAGCTATGATTCATCAAGATATGGGGAATCTAAAAGCTTTTAATAACCATTATACTCTTTATGTAGCGAGTAGAGAAAAAGGAAGAACTACAAGCGCAAATTCAGATTCAGGGGGAATGACATATGTAGCCGATAGGGTTGCAAACGGTAGCATGTAGTGCT